TTGCTGATCCCGTAGATCCGGATATGGCAGCAACAATTGCAAACATTATCAAGAGTTCGGGATATGCTCCTGCACAATCAAAAGATGATACTGCAACTATGTCAAAACAAAAGGCAGTAGCTGCTATCGGCAACCAGATTAACATTAAGCAGATTGACAGCGACGGAAACGCCGTTGAAACTTGGACGCTTATTAACCCTTGGGTTAAGGACGTTAAATTCGGTGAGCTTGATTATGAATCTGACGAAATGACTAACGTTGAGCTTGAGATTCGCTATGACTGGGCATCGCTCGTAGTCACAAATGCACCGCACGAAGGTGCACCTAGCACGGATCGTGAGCTTTGGAAGCAAGGCTAAATAAAGCTTAACAAACTCATTAATTTTTGGTAAAATTGAAGAAATTCCCCGTTTATACTATTTATATGTAGACGGGGTTTTTTTTAATCAAAAGGAATAAGAGGTTAATATGAGTCAAAGAAAGAATGAAGATAGAATTGGTTCTCCAAATCTAGATTCTGACGTACCTGTAACACCCGAGACAATGGGTATGCCACAGATGCCGCCAAATATGGCAAGCAATCCGCAAATGCAAGCTTCACCACTAACTTTCGTGTCCCCGACCGAATTTGTAGAGCTTCCATCAGCGGGACGTTTTTATGCACAGGGGCACCCACTTCACGGACAAGAGGTAATTGAAGTCAGACATATGACGGCGAGGGAAGAGGATATTTTAACCTCCCAATCGCTATTGAAGAAGGGCGTTGCGTTGGACAGGTTCCTGCAAAGCTTGGTTGTAGATAAACGTGTTCGCACAGACGATTTGTTGGTGGGTGATAAGAATGCAGTTCTTGTTAACGCACGAGTAAATGGTTATGGTGCAGAATATGACACGGGTGTCACTTGCCCTAATTGTCAAACAAATACTAGGTTTCAGTTTGATCTGGAGGCTACGAATGTTCAGACAGGTTTAGAGTTTATTGAAGAGCTTGAAGGTATCCAGCTTGACCAAACAAATGGTCTTGTGAATATTACCTTGCCGGTCACTGGCTGGAAGTTTGAATGTAAACCAATGACTGGTCGTGACGAAAAGGCTTTAACTAAAGCGGTTGAAGCCCGACGTAAGCGAAAGATGGCAGAGGATATGTTGTCGCAACAGATTTCTCTATTTACTGTTTCTATTTCTGGTGTAACAGATCGTACGCAAATTCAACAAGCAATTAAGAGTTTGCCAGCACGAGATTCCCGACACCTACGCCAGACGTACCAAAAGCTAATGCCAAACCTTGACTTAACTCAAATGTTTGAGTGTGGCGAATGTGGGCATGTCGGCGATATGGAGGTTCCGTTTACGACGGACTTTTTTTGGCCTAAGCAGTAAATATATGGAAGCTGTCTATGAGCAGTTCTTCTTCCTAAAATATTATGGAGGATGGAGTTTCATAGAAGCATACAACCTACCAGTTGGTTTGAGATTATGGTTCATAAAAAGGCTATCAGACCAGATGGAGAGAGAAAAGAAAGCTATGGAAGACTCTCAACGTAAGAGCCGTTAACAATAGCTATAGAAATAAAAAAGGGGAGTAGGTTACATTTTTACCTGTTCCTCTTTTTTTATACCCAAACTACTACTTATACATAGAAATTAGTTTCTCGGAGGAGTTCAGATGGAACAGCAGGATAAAGAATTACAGGCAATTGAAATTGACTTAAATGTTATGAACAATGGAGAGCTTAACGAAAGTTGGCTTTCTATGTTCGGCGGCGCAATTTCAGCGATTATGTCAAGAATGTTCGGAGGAGCAGCAATCCCAGTCAAGGTGCGTGGAAACAAACAGCAGGTGGCTGACTTTGCCAGAGCTATCGGTAGAGAGAAGAAGTATGTTCGCTCTGCTGCCAAATATGGATTAAACGATCCTAGAACTTATAAGAATAAGTTCAACTTACGTCAATCTGTCAGCAAGTTTGAGAGATCAACGGGTTTGAAATGGCCATTTAAAAATTAGCATTGATGGCGAGGTAATTAATGAATGTCGGACGAACAAAAGAAAACTGAAGAGATAAAGAAGCAGAACGAGCATCTTGAGAATCAACTCAAGATGCTCAAGCAGCGTACGGCGGAAGCTGAAAAGTCTCTAAAACAGATGCAGGACGGTGCTGCCCTTGCCTTAAAGCAGAACGATGCGCAGAGTCATGCTCTTGAGACGGAGAGGGCTCTCATTACCCTTAACGAGAAAAAGATTGCAGCCGATGAAAAAGAGCTTGAAAGGTTAGAGTATAGAAAAAAGATGGGCTTGGAGTTGTCCGACTCGGAGAAGAAAAGCCTCAAGAATCTTGGCAAAAGCATTGAAGCTCGCCAACAGGAAAACAAAGAACTCGCAGATAGCAACAAACGCAAAGCAGTTGGTCACGATATAGCCAAGGGCATAGCTAGTACGATGCTTGGCATCAATAAGAACTGGAAAAGCACTTGGTGGGGGCAGCTTTCATCCGGTGGTGGATTTAGTGAAAAGATCGCCCAACTCGGAAAGAGTTTTGGCGAAGCCATAAACCCAGCAGACATGCTCGGATCAACAATAATGAAGATCCAAATTTCCACCGCAGCCGCTGTTTTGAGTTTTGACTCATCAACTGCCAGCCTCGCCGCTGCTACTGGTCAGGGCACAAAATACAATGATATGATCATGGACATTTCAGACTCCAACAGGAGTTTTGGGGTAGGTATAGCTGAATCAGCCGAGGCTATTCAGGGTCTTAACGATACTATGTCAGATTTTGTTAACTTATCTGACGAAGTAGCCGGAGCAATGGCAGCACAAGCCGCACAATTGAGCAAGCTTGGGGTAGCAGCCACAACAACCGGTAAACTAAACAATCAATTTATGAAGGGTATGGGGATGACAGCCGATCAAGCGATGGCTGTCAACAACGACCTAGCCCGTACAGCAATGGGGATCGGAATCGCACCAGCAAAGATGGCTGCTGATTTTGAAGCTGCGCTTCCTAAGCTTGCAGCTTGGGGTAAAGACGCTCCAAAGATCTTTAAAAAGGTTGCAGCCGCAGCCAAGGGTCTTGGTGTTGAGATGAACACACTCCTTGGTTTTGCGAGTCAATTTGACACCTTTGAGGGTTCTGCCACAGCCGTCGGAAAATTAAATAATATTCTTGGCGGAGATTTATTAAATTCGTATGATATGCTCAACGCTTCCGAGGAACAAAGAATTAGAATGCTCTTACAGAGTGTTGACGCTTCCGGTAAAAGTTGGGAGTCTATGGGTCGCTTTGAAAGGCGAGCCGTCGCCAGTGCAGCCGGTATTACAGATATGGCTGAAGCAAATAATTTGTTCGCAGGTGGCTTATCGGCATACGACGACGCACAGAAAAAGGCACAGGCTAATGCAGTATCCCAGAAAGAACTAGAAGAAAGGACAGCCGCCGCCGTAAAAGTATCGGACAAATTTTATCAGATTTTGGAGGCAATGGCAATCGCTGTTGCGCCGATTGTAAATGTTCTTCACAGTTTAACTAATGCAGTCTTGGCAGTTAATGATGCTACGGGCGGAATGCTGGTCCCTGTCATACTCGGAGCAATAGCCGTGTATGCTGTTTTTTACAATTTGCAGAAAATGGGCATTGTGTTGACAAAGGGCAGCACCTTGGCAAAGCTTGCTAATGTCGCCGTAACGAAGGCATCTACTATAGCCGAAGGTGCATCCGCAACCGTAAAGGGCTTGCTTGCCGCTGCGTCATCTGCATTGGGTATCGGACTAAAAGCTCAAGCTGTAGGACAATCCTCGGTCGGAAAAACCGCTCCTATAGCTACAGCCGGTGTGTCAACATTCTTTGGCGCATTGACAACCTTTGCAGCTACCGGTGTCGGAGCCCTTGTTATTGGTGCCGTCGTATTGTTGGCTATTTCACTGGCAGTCGCAGCAGTCGCAGCCGCAGCTATGGTTTATTCAATAGTCAGTTTGGTTAAAGCTTTTATGCAGATGCCAGAAGCTATATTACCCGCTCTTGCTGGTCTTGCCGGTTTTATGACAATTTTGTATATTTTTATTGTAGCCACCGCCGCTTTAGCACCCATCGCAGCAGCGTTTGCTGTCGCCGGTGCGTTTATTGGAGCCGGACTGATGGCAATGGCACCGGGGCTTATTTACTTCTCCGCTGGCTTGGCAATTTTCGGACTTGCGATGAAGCTCTTCGGTGGAGGAACGCTGGTGATGATGCTCTTGGTTGGTCTTGCCCTTGGTAAATTCGCCAGTCTTATGTTTGCCGCAGCACCAAAAATGTTTGCCGCAGCAATTCCCATGACGGCGGCTTTAGTTCTCTTAGGTGTTGGCTTTGCCGTGTTTTCTGTGGGCATGATGATGATGATGGGTGCGATATTGCCTATGTTGTTATTACCGCTTGTCCTGATGGGTTTTGCTAATGCCCTCTTTGCCGCAGCACCGATATTGAGTGCAGCAGCTATCACTCTAGCCCCCGCCCTTGCGCTGCTCGGACCCGGCTTTGCTTCCCTCGCACTGGGACTAATACTTTTAACCTTCGCAATTCCAGCAATGTTCTTAGCCGCCCTCGCTTTACCACTATTTGCGTTCGGTCTGTTTAAAGCTGCACCAATGATGGCTGCTGCCGCTGGTTTCTTCGCCCCCGCCGCAAAGAAGATCGCATTTGCACTTGGATACTTGGGGCTTGCCCTCCTGCTGTTTGACACTGACACAATGATTGTGATGAGTGCGATGGTTGTCGCTTTGCCCTTGTTCGCTCTTGGGCTTATGCTGGGGTCAGGCTTGATGAAACTCGCCGCCAAGGAGATGAAATCGGGTGTAATGCTGATTGCAGTCGGTCTTGGCTTGTTTGGTCTTGCCCTGAAACTTTTTGATAAGAAAACAATTGATATAATGACGCACTTAGTGTACGCCTTACCTGTATTTGCTCTTGGTCTTCTCGCAGGCGCAGCAATCATGAAGATTGCAGGTAAGGTGATCACCCCCGCCGCCCTCTGGCTGGCTCTTGGGTTGGCTGCTCTTGGGATCGCATTGATGTTTTATGATCGTAAGACCATCAAAACGATGGAAGGGTTGGTAATTGCCCTTCCCCTGTTCGCACTGGCTCTCATGGCGGCAGGCTACGTCATCGCCGCCGCATCCCTCGTGTTTACTCCCGCCGTTGGCTGGCTTGCTGTTGGTTTGTTCGGACTCGCCGTTGCATTGATGCCGTACGGTGAAGGAACGATCTCCACGATGTGGCGGCTTGGTTATGCACTTCCTGCTCTTGCGCTCGGAATTGGATATTTCACCGAGATTCTTGACAAGAAGAATTTTAGCCCCACAAGCTTCATTAAAAATGCCGCCGCCATTGCACTCGGCATAGGTCTTATCGGTCTGGGTGCATCTTTGATGCCAGATGCCACCGCCATCGCCACCACCGCCGCTGGTTTGGTCATCTTCGCCATCGCCGTCGCCGCAGCGGGTGCCCTTTTTACTCTGTGGAAACCTGCAATCGCTGCTTTTATTGGTGTTGCACCCCTTCTTGGTATTGCGCTGGCAGTCTTGGGCTTCGGAATGTCTATGGCTTCTGCTCCAATAAAAGAATTTGCTGAAGCTATTGCTATTATGGCTCCTTTTGCTGGTTCACTCTTTGAGCTTGCGTTGGGGCTCGCCGCAATGGGTCCAGCACTTGCAATTTTTGCATTCTCAATGATCGCCGTTGGCATCGCCGCATCAATGCCGTTCTTTTCTACTGGTATTGGAGTATTTAAAGACGCTATCTCATCTATGGCTACAAGCTTTGAAGCTATTCCGACAGAAAAAGCACAAGCTCTTGGAGACTTCTTCTCAAGCCTTGCCAAGTTGACAGAATTAAATAACGTAGCCGAGGTTATGTGGGCAATTGCGGGTGGTATCTACGGTGTGTCTGCTGCGTTGGCATTTATGCCGGAAGAAAAAGCATTTGCATTGTCTGAAGTTGTGAATTCAGTGACAAGAGCAGCCGTAGAGGTTACCCCTGAGAAGGTAGAGAACGTTACCGGTCTGGTTGAACAGGCAGCAGCGTACGCAGATGTACAGGCTAAGTTTAAAGCACCAAGTGTTGATGCTTTTGTTCAGGCTCTCAAGCAAGTGAGCGGCGACTCCGGTTCAGGCAGCGGATCTTCTTCGGGACGAGGTAAAGACATTGTTCTAGAACTGAATGGTCGTGAAATCGGTCGTGCTATTGATGTTCATTTGGACGATAAACACAACTTACGATCTAATTAATAAAATAAGGGAGTGTACTATAAATGATTGATACTAGCGATGTGGGACCAAGCCATCAGGAAGGCAAGGGTCAGGTTCTTGATTTCTTTTCCGTGCACACGGGAGATCGTGTCACTTTCAGGGCTTTCTTGACAGATTTTCAGGACCAGTTTCAGTCCGAATGGAACTCGGAAGATGTGTATGGCAGGATGGATCCGATTCAAACATTTAAAGGCACAAAAAGAACGATTAGCGTAGCTTGGGATTGTGTCGCTGGGAGCAAAGAACAGGCGAAGGAGAACATGGGGAAGTGTGCAATGCTTTTTAAAATGTTGTACCCAACATACGAGGGAACTACAATGAAAGCTTCTCCAATGATGAAGTTGAAGTTTGCAAACTTAATTACAGACACAAAAGTTTCAAGTTCGTCAAACACAACGGCGGAACAAGCTGGTCTGACAGGGACTATTGATGGGTTTGCTTACTCCCCAGATCTGGAACAAGGTTTTTTTGAAGAGGGTGCCTCGGTCTTCCCACAGACCATCACACTGGAGTGTACTTTTGTAGTTATGCACACACACGACTTGGGGCACAGTACCACTGGCGGCTCTAGGTTCCCCAGTCAGTTTCCTTATGTTCAGGATCAAGCTGCGGCAGATGCCGACGCAAGGGCTGCGGAAGAAGCCGCTACCGCCAGCACAACTGCTGATCCAACTGCACCAGTGGGCACCGGACCCAACAGAGAGGCACAGGCACAAGCAGGGCTGGATAACTAATGGCAAAAAGAATTGACAGACGAACAGTGCGTAACAAAGACGAGCTATATGAAGAAACTTTCAAGGCGAGAGGCGTAAAGCATATTGATCACTACCCGACTCCCACGATGAAAGAATTAACTGTTGAGATGACCGCCCGTATTGAGCAAATTAGTCACGTATGGTCGGTCGGCGACAGATTTTATAAATTAGCTCATAAATATTATGGAGACTCCAAGATGTGGTGGGTGATCGCCAGATTCAACAGTAAGCCAACCGAGGCTCATTTGAACTTGGGAGATGTTATTGTTATTCCTGTGCCGCTAACAGACGCATTGCGTGTTATAAGGGGCTAAACAGATGTTTGAGGAAGATAACAGAACAGAAGAAGAAATCCAGTCCGACAAAAGGTTGAACGAGCAGTGCTTTATGCTTGCAAACATTGACACCTTTCAGAATTGGGGTAAGGGCATCTCGTACCCGAATATTTTAAAATTAGATGGTGGCACACCAAAGCAGTTTATTGGAAAACTGGTCAAAAGATCCGGGTTTGAAGATATATCTAAGCTTAAGCCTGTGCAGATTTCAAAACTAATTCCATATATTAAATTGTATAAAGTTTATTACCCATCCGACACTTCGGAGGGTACTGAATATGAACTTAAGTTTGATAACCACCTCCAGTCCAGCACTGTTGAAAGTATAATGTCAACTCGTACAGGGCGAGGCTCGGGCATCGGTATAAAAAGTTTTGAGTGGAAGCTCGCAGGTGGCAACCCAGTGGAAGCCGACAGGATGATTGAAGCCAAGATGGTTTTGTTCTTCCAGAGTATGGATGACCTCCTCAAGAAGATGCCATCAGATCCTGTTTCTGGAGGAGGAGAGTCTAGAGACGTTAGCTATATTGATTTAATCCATCAGGCGAACAAATTTAACACAGCACCTTGTTCTGGGGATCGGACATATAATAATAAATATTTTAGAATAAAGGCAACAGTTGGCTGGTCAGCACCCAACGGAGCCGATGGCGAATTAAACGAAACACATAAGGTTATGGAATCCGCATCGGCAACGGTCTTTCTTACTATGGTTAAGCATGATATCTCTTTTGACGATTTAGGTGGGGTTACGCTCACTGTTGATTATATGGCTGCTCCCGAAGCTCTTCTCTCGGATCCCCGAGCAGATGTTTTATCCGTTGACCTTGAGGCAACCGCTGCGAGAGCAGACGCAATGAGACAGCGAGAGCAGTTACAGACCCAAGGAGAGCAAGCTTGCGGCGACGGTCGCCAACGAGATCAAGATGCGCAAGATGAGCAAGCCGAGAGCGTAGCTGCAATGGACAAGGCTATTCGTGATGCTAATGCGGAGAGGTATAAGGCTTTTTTGCAGAAATTAGAGGAGATGCAAGCAATTTATTTTATTGACGTGGATTATCGTGAGCTTGATGCGTACCAAGAAAGTTATTTCTTTGGTCTTATTGAGGGTGACCTTGCGACCAGAGAACAACAGATTCGTCAAAGATTAGAGGCGATGCGAGAATATAGTTCTGGAACTCCATCTTGGGCAGATAGCGGTCTTCAGAGATCTCCAGAGGGAGCTACTTCAGGTCTTCAAGAAGCTGTTGATACTGCTGCCTCCGGAGAAGATGGTGCTATTGACGATGCAAGAGAGGAAGCCAACGAGAGTGCGACCTCTGACGAGACTGGTGTAGGCGGCGCAATTTTTAACGGCTTGGCTAATCTGGTAACAGGTGGTAACAGGTGTACGTCTCCTAATGAAAAGAGGGTGAATTTCTTGTTTCTCGGGGGGATACTGGAAGTTGCCTTTGGTGCGGTAAAAAAAGATGAAATGATGAAAGAGATCAGAACAATCGTTGGTCCTTTTGACTACAGAGATCCAGTCTCCAGTGATAGAAAAAGTATTTGTCTTGCTGATATACCAATCTCTTTGAATATGTTTAAGATATGGTATTTTGAGCAAGCCGTTGTACCGCAGCGTGAGATTTGGACAATTAAAGATTTTATTAAAAATATTGTTGGAACCTTGGTTGAACCTGCTATGGGTCAGGATTGTTTTGGGTCTTGTGCCAACGGGTTTAGGACTAGAACAAACATGAGGCTTATGGAGCTTCCACTTTCTGATGACAAGAAGTGCAGAATTACTGGAACCTCAAACGTAGATGCCTTCGGCGGTGGCGGAACTAAACAAATGGGTGCGTTAGATATTCTTCCTTGGCCTACGGACCCCGATAAGAACCAAAGCGGTCTTCACTCTGGTAGTTATTTTATGATTTACGCATCCGGCGCAACAACAAACAATGGTCCACCCCCTTCAGGTGGAACAAGAGAAGAAAGGGATGCTGAATTGGGTATTTATCACTTTACAATTGGTTCTGATCGTGGTATTGTGAAGAAGGTTAGTTTTAAGAGGGAGGACGCTCCGCATGTAGCTGCGTCTAGAATTAATGCCGATGGACCCGGAAGGTTAGCGATCCGAGCGATGTACAATGCTGATGTTGAATTAATCGGAAACTCTATTTTTGTTCCCGGTCAGATGGTGTTTATTGATCCCGGCTCTTTTTCCACTGGCGGCGACTCCGGTGTGGCAGGCTCCGCAGCAAACATCTTGGGCATTGGTGGCTACTATCTTGTGACAAAGGTCGATAATGTTATTGAGTCTGGTAAATTTGATACTCGCCTTTCTTGCATCTGGCAATCTTATGGAGAAGGGAGAGTTGCAGCTATGGATAAATACTGTGAGGTTCCGTCTTCTGGCGACTGCGCCGAAGATTGTGAAGAGGCTGAATCTGAAGCACCTACGAATGCGAATACTGTACCGAATGCGGAGATACCTAGTTTAAGTTAGGGGAGGGGAAGTGATGAAAAGGAAAGATTTATTTAAAAATAGTGATATTACTGACCCCAAGGGATCTAACAAGACCGGTGCGTATGGATCGTTTTACTTTAGAGACGTGTATGACTCTTTCATTTTCAAAGATGCCGAGAAAGATTTGTGGTATGTAGATTCTTATTACGGGAGAATCAATCACGCCAAAGAGGTCGTAATTCCTTCGGAAAAGAATCTGAAGCAATTGTCTAACGATGAGAGCACGATTTTAGTCTTACCTCCAGTTGCTCTCGCTTGGAACTCTTTGTTAAGTTATGTGGAGAAGGCAAAGTTTCGTGGAGATATGAACACGGAAGATTCTTTGTACTCGGAACTCAAGCCAACCTTTGCATGGGCAAGCCCACACAAATACTACACCCAGTATAACGGCACGATGTATGATTCTTTCACCGGTAAGTTTATGACCTCTGACCGTGACCGAAAGATTAAAAACTTTGACGGTTTTCTGGAAGTCTTTGTTAACTTTGCCGAACGGACATTTAAAAAAGTACCTTGGACACGAGAGGGTTTTCTTATGTCAAACCGTGCAACTCCCCACTTCAGTGGGATGTGCATAGAGATCGCAGAGGCACCGCACGATCTTGATTCCCTGAAGGCTCGCTTCTTGGCAGATAAAAACTTTAAATTTTTTAAAAAAGCAGCAAATCGCCACGGATTCCAAATAGACAAAAATGCACCTTGGCGACTTTTGGCAGACTTAGACTCTAGGGGTATGCAAAGGTACATGAAGAAGTCAGGAACCTCAAGGGATGATTTCTATGATGACTATTTTATAAAAAGTTATGAATGGGAACTACAAAATTTTAAACATTACCTTTGGGGCTGGTATAATAATTATGTCAATGCCAACCCGGTTGTTCAGGTTGTTGATACAACAAACCGTAAAACAAAGCTAGACTTGGTGGTTAGAGAGGCGTATACGGAAGATGAATTGTATGAAAATTATTCAGATCACTTCTTTATGAAACTGTACGTGTACATCCGAGCGATAGAAACGAACAAACAGTGGTCACAATCAACCTATGACACGGTTGTTTACAAGACGAGAGACTTTTTGAGGCTAAAGGGTCTTAATGTTGCGATGAAATACTTGCACAAAAACATTGAACCGTGCGTTGCTCAAAAGGCAAAAGAACTTTTTGACAAAAAGAGCTTGACAAGTGAACAAGTTGATGTTATATTAAGGAAGAGAAATAAGCAGAACAAACTTTCCTTTAGCTATTACTAGGTGATTGATGATATTTCAGACATTGGACGACAAGAAGCACTGCACGGGCTACTATGCAGGCGGTGAGCTTTATTATGATACTATCCCGGAGAACGTTGAGCTAACAGGGACTTGGGGTTTTTCACCACACATTACACGTCCCGTAGAATATGCGCAGGTGTATGCGCAGGGCAAGAGTCTGACAGAGGTATGCCCAGAACAATACGCTCCAGAGTGGCAATCTATTTCAGAAAAGATGAAAGCCTATCTGCGATCCTTTGAATACTCTAGGGTCTCTCTTGACGAAAACTGTTTTTATGACTTGGTTCCTCACAGATACTTGATGGAATATTGCGAGGTTAAGAATTTAATTTGTCAGCACGTCCTTGAGAGCTACAGCAAACCGAACAATTATGATTTCTTAGCCGCTGCGGGTAACATGCTCTCTGAAATGGAACGCCGACCTTTAAACATTAATTTAAAAAACTTGACGGATAGTCTTTCCAAGCCCAACGTTCGGAACTTTTGGAAAAAAGTGCGAGGTAAAGAGCAGTATATTCGTTACAACCTCTTTGGCACAAAGACCGGTCGTTTGGCTACGCAGAGAAACAGCTTCCCAATTCACAATTTGAGCAAAGATTTGCGCTGCGTGATTGAACCTGTCAATGATTATTTGGTTGAGCTTGACTTTAACGCCGCCGAACTTCGTACGATGTTGGCTCTGGCTGGAAAGCCACAGCCCGAAGAAGACATTCACGACTGGCACATCAACAATGTGTTTGATGGTAATGAAACTCGTGATGAGGCAAAGCGCAAGGTGTTTGCGTGGATGTACAATCCAGAAAGGAAAGAACCCGCCTTGGATAAGATGTATGATCGTGACTCGGTGGTGCAGAAGCACTTTGATGGTGAGCAGGTAAACACCTTTTTTGGTAGATCTATTCCATCTGACTCAAAACACGCACTAAACTATATCATCCAGAGCACTACGAGCGATCTCTTGCTCCGTAGGATGATTGAGGTTACCCAGCGTCTCGCCGGGATGAAGTCTTTTATATCTTTTTGCATTCATGACAATTTAGTGCTTGACATAAAGGCAGAAGAGTGTTATATTATACCAGAGATAGTTAAGTTGTTCTCAAAGACAGAGCTTGGTGACTATAAAGTTAATATGAGCGTCGGAAAGAATTTTGGGGACATGAGGGAGACAAAAAAATGGACGTAGTAATAGGTCTTGGAAAAGCAGGTTGTGCTGTCGCAGATTGTTTTGCGGAATATCCACAATATCAGATATATAAGATTGATGAGGGCTTGGAGAGCACCGACAGAGTATATTCTATGCCCCAGCGAGACACCTCGGAAGAGTATGAGGCTAACTGTCCAGATCTGTCTGGGTTTTTTGCTGACCTCTCTGAAGGCACAAACGTGACTTTTGTTTTAGCTGGTGGTGGAAAGATTGCTGGCTGCTCCTTGAGGATCATGGAGCAGATTAAACACTGTAACCTTAATGTTCTTTACATCACTCCGGACGTTGGCTTGATGGGTGGCAAGAAGTATTTGCTTAACCGAATTAGCTTCCATGTCTTACAAGAGTATGCACGTTCTGGTTTGCTGGGCAGCATGTCCCTGATTTATAATCCTTCGGTTGAGAAAGTTGTGGGAGACGTACCAGTACGTGATTACTATGCCCACCTCAATGCCGCCTTGGTCAGCAGCGTCCACATGATTAATGTATTTTCAAATACGCCATCAGTGTTTGAGAACGTTAGCGAGACAGAAGAACACCATAGGATTTTTTCCTACGGGATCATCAATCCGGACTCTGGTGAAGAAAATTTACTTTTTCCCCTTGACAAAGTGAAAGAAAAGGTGTATTATATAGGAGTTAATTCGCAGTCTCTAGAGGACGGCGGTTATTTTAAGAAACTGAAAAACAACATGAGGGAGAGGGCTGAAGCAGATGATGTAAAAATTTCATTTCAGATAAATGAAACCAAGTATGAACAAACGTATGCATATGTAGTTGCCTACGTTGACGATCCACAAAGTGAAAATAATTTAAAAAACTTCTTGACAAATGATCAAGAATAGGTTATATTAGGTATACCTTAAACAACAAAAGGAGAGGTAAATGAATATGAAGCTGTACACAGGTACTTTTACGAAAAAGAATGGCGATGAGCGAACGATGAATTTTGTTCGTCTTACGGAACTACCAGAGCAGTTCCTAAATACCCGGATTTCCGGTGATGGAAAAGCTCGTACTCTTGCCGAAGGGCATGAGTTGGTGTGGGATGTAGATAGTGATGCATTCCGAGTTTTTAATTGGAAGACTGTCGTTGGTGAAACAACGTCTGTTGAAAAAGAAGAAACTTTTTTAAACTTTTCACTTAACAATTCTACTCAAGTAGGGTAGAATATATAAACAGATGGGCGGAATATTTGCCGCTCATACTCAAGGGTAATTAACCCAAATAACCATAGATAGGAGAAAACAACATGGGTATTGATTTAAAAGCAATGAGAGCGAAGCTTAACCGGCTTCAAAATGGTGGTCGTTCAGGTGGCAAGAGTAATTTCTGGCGACCAAACGACGGTGAGCAGACGATTCGCATCGTCCCAACCGCCGATGGCGACCCCTTCAAGGAGTTCTGGTTCCACTATAATTTGGGACAGAACGCAGGGTTTCTTTCCCCGAAGAAGAACTTCGGTGAAGAGGATCCGTTGAACGATTTTATTCGTTCATTGTACCAAGAAGGTACAGAAGAGAGTATTAAGATGGCTAAGTCTCTTAATGCTCGTCAGCGATTCTTCGCACCGGTAATTGTGCGTGGTGAGGAGAATCAGGGTGTCCGTGTTTGGGGCTTTGGTAAGACTGTTTACGAACAGCTTCTGAACCTTGTTCTGAATCCGGAGTATGGTGACATTACAGACCCTTCCGAGGGCACTGATCTCACTCTTCAGTACGGTAAGCCTCAAGGTGCACAGTTCCCTGTGACTCGCCTGACACCGCATCGCCGTGCTTCAACGATTTGTCCAGACATTTCGCCGGAAGAGTGTGCTCAACTTCTGGAAACGGTTCCAGACTTTGATGGCTTGTTTGATCGCAAGACTCCAGCACAGGTACAATCCATGCTGGATGAGTATCTTGCTTCCGACAACCCGGAGGAAACTTCGTCAGAAACTACGAAGTATGGCGGCAACACGACCACTGCCCCAACCACCGGGACGACAGAGACGAACTCTGTTGAAGCAGCTTTCAACGATTTGTTGAGCTAGATCAGGATACCCACGGGGGGGCACAGGGTGAACAGGTGCCCCACTTTTTTTAATTAATATTTTTAGGGTGGTGACTCACGATGGCAAAGAAGAATAATACAGGTGCAGGCAAAATGTCTATTGCTGATATGCGTAAGATGATTAACAAAAAGCATGGGCAATCCGTTGCTTACAATCTTGTAGAGGATAACCCGACGGATGTAAAAGATTTTATTCCAACTGGCTCACGCTGGCTTGATTCTATTATCTGCCGTGGCAAACGTGGGGGAATCCCCGTAGGTAAGGTTTCGGAGATCGCTGGTCTTGAGGCGACCGGTAAATCTTATATGGCTGCACAAGTTGCCTCAAACGCACAGAAGATGGGCATTGACGTTGTGTACTTTGATGCAGAGTCGGCAATTGATTCCAACTTCTTGACAGCCGCTGGTTGTAATGCCGAGGATATTTTATATATTCAGGCAACTTCCTGTGAATTTGTACTAGAGACGGTTGAGGATATTCTTTCTCAAGCTGAAAACAGGGTGCTGTTCATTTGGGACAGTCTAGCGTTAACACCCAGCGAGTCAGACATTGCAGGAGACTTCAATCCTCTATCGTCTATGGCAGTGAAGCCACGAATTCTCTCAAAGGGAATGGCTAAACTTGTACAACCGATTGCAAACGCCGGGGCTACGCTTCTCGTGCTGAATCAACTTAAGACGAATATCACCAGTAACGTTGCAGAGGCGATGACCACTCCGTATTTTACACCCGGAGGTAAGGCGATGCACTATACTTATAGTTTGCGTGTATGGCTGACTGGTCGTAAAGCCAAGGCTTCGTTTATTACGGATGACCGAGGTTTCCGTGTCGGCTCCGAGGTGAAGGTGAAGCTAGAGAAGTCTCGTTTCGGTACCGCAGGTCGTCAGTGTGCGTTTAAGATCTTGTGGGGTGGCGAGGTCGGCATTCAAGATGAGGAAAGTTGGTTTGAAGCTGTAAAGGGTTCTGAACAGTTGGTGTCTTCTGGTTCATGGTATACCTTGACCCATTCCGATGGCACGACAGAGAAGTTCCAACCCGGTCGCTGGATGGAGAAGATGGCAAGCGAAAAGTTTAAGACTAGGATTCTTGAGCTTATGGACGAAGAGGTCGTCTTGAAGTTTGATAAGCGACAAGGTAATGCAGAAGATTTTTATGACGTGGACGGCGAAGAAGAGCTTACCAAAGAAATTGAATAAAGTTAAATTTTCTGCTTGACAAATCGCCTTCGGTTGTGTATAATATAAACATAATCGAAGGCTTTTTTTATAATATAAACATAATCGAAGGCTTTTTTTTCACTTGAGGAAAATTTGTGTGTAAGGAACTGCGAGGTTTGAGGATGGCTGCTAAGGCTGCTGAAAATTCAGAACATGATACGTTTAGACACGGTGCTGTCTTAGTTAAGGGTGGATCAATTATTAATATTGCTGCAAACAACGACAATCACACACCATTTGGGGAGCGTTTTAGGACGAGTCCGGGAAGGGCGACACATCACGCCGAGCTTGGCTGTATTATGGGTATTGACAGGACCACCACCACAGGTGGTGTTGTGTATGCAGCTAGGGTTAACAAGTCGGGTAAGTGGAAGATGAGCAAACCTTGCAGTATGTGCCACGAGGCGATGAAGTTTGTGGGAATTAAAAAAGTTGTGTATACGATAGGTCCAAATGAGTGGGGCTCTTATAAAATACATGACGATGAAGTAGAGGTAGGATATGACGAGTAAGAAACGGGTGCTGATTGTGGATGCCCTTAATATGTATTTTAGGGCGTATATTGTTGACCCTTCTTTATCTACAAACGGTCAGCCCATCGGAGGACTCAAGGGATTTCTTAAGATACTCCAGAAGCTCGCAAGGGAAACAAACCCAGATCAGATAGTTGTCTGCTGGGACGGAGCAGGTGGCTCTCAACGCAGGAAGAAGATCGTCAAGGGTTATAAAGAGGGTCGCAAGCCGATTCGCCTCAATCGTGACATCCGTAATATGTCGGAGTCGGAAGAGGTGGAGAACAAGGTTTGGCAACAAACTAGGCTGTTTGAATATCTTAATTGTATGCCGGTCGTTCAGTTGATGTTGGATAGTGTTGAGGCAGATGATATTATTTCAGCAGTGGTCCAGCACAAGACAATGAAGGATTATCAAAAGGTCATCGTCTCCAGTGACAAAGATTTCTATCAACTGTGTGATGATCAAACAGTCGTCTTCAGACCAGTTCAGAAAGAAGTCTTGAACAAAAACAACATTATTGACAAGTTTGGCATTCACCCGATGAACTTCGCTCTGGCTCGTGCTATTGCAGGTGATAAATCAGATAACCTCCCCGGTGTCGGCGGGGTAGGGTTGCCGACAATCTCAAAGCGACTGCCCTTCTTGTCTGAAGCCAAGTCTTATACGATTGATGAGGTTGTTGAGCACTGTGAGAAAGAATTAGAAGAGAAAAAACTTAAAGTATTTGAAAATATTGTTTTACAAGAAGACATAGTTCGGTTAAACTATAAGATGATGCAGTTGTATATCCCGTCCATCCCCGTACAGGGTAATCAGAAGATCTCATATGCTCTAGAAGAGTTTGAGCACCACTTTAATAAAACCGAGATTAGGAAGATGATGTTGATGGATGGATTCGGAGAGTGGAATTGGAATGATCTTTTTCAGCGATTGAAGAAGATTTCGGTAGATGGTAAAGAGGAGTAATACATGTCACCAGCAGAAATAAGTCTTGCAAAGTTTGGAACAAGTTTCCAAGAAAATTTAGTTCACCTGATCTTTGAAGATCGTGCCTTCTCTGATCAAATCAGAGAGGTTCTAGACGTAGAGTTCCTTGAGGTTAAATACCTACGGCTATTTTTAAAGCGTATGTTTGACCATCGTGATAAGTATGGCACCCATCCTTCACGGGATGCGATGACAACGATGCTTCGCACAGAACTGGATGGCGAAAACGAAGTTGTGGTCAAGCAGGTGCGTGAGTTCTACGCTCGTATCTTGTCCGACAAATCCCCAGTCAGAGATCAGGATTACATTAGGAGTGTGTCGCTGGAGTTTTGCCGAAAGCAAAAGCTCAAGGAGGCGTTACTTGAATCTGCTGATTTGATTAATCGTGTTAGTGATACATCGTACGATGAGGTTCGCAAGAAGATTGATCAGGCTTTAAAGCTCGGTAGTGAAAATAACTTTGGTTACGACTATTTGGCAGATTTTGAACGTCGCTTTGAGCTTAAGTCACGCAATCCGATCTCCACCGGTTGGGATAAGATTAACTCTATCACACAGGGCGGTCTAGGCGTAGGTGAACTCGGTGTTGTCATTGCCCCAACAGGAGTTGGGAAGTCAATGGTTCTTGTTCACTTGGGGGCGGAGGCTCTCAAAGAGGGTAAGACTGTCGTACACTATACTTTGGAGCTTGGAGACACAGTGGTTGCTTCAAGGTATGATAGCTGTATTACTGGTATCGGCTTGTCCGATCTTTATGGCAGGAAAGATGATATCTATGAGCAAGTGCAGGAAGTTCCGGGTCGTCTCATTGTGAAAGAATATCCAACCAAGACGGCAACGACCGGCACAATTACTAATCATTTGGAGAAGTTGATTGCCCGTGGGATTAATCCCGATGTGGTGATTATTGACTACGGTGATTTGTTAAGACCAATTGACAAGAGAAAAGAAAAAAGAAATGAGCTTGAGTCTATTTATGAAGAGATGCGAGCCCTTGCGCAGATATATGGGTGTCCGGTTTGGACAGCATCTCAAACGAATAGGTCAGGTCTTAATGCTGAAGTTATTACAATGGAGTCTATTTCAGAAGCTTTCAACAAATGCTTCGTTGCTGATTTTATCTGTACTATCTCTCGCACCATTGAGGATAAGAACACGAATGAGGGGCGAATGTTCGTAGCTAAGAATAGAAATGGTCCCGACGGAATTGTGTTTCCGATCTTCATGGAAACAAGAAATGTCAAGATTAAGGTCTTGAATCGCAGTCACGAGACTCCCGAGTCTCTTGCCATTGGTGCATCCAAGAAGCAGGCTGAAAGCCTTAAGGAAAAATATAAAAACTTCCGCAACGTCGGAAGGAAAAAAGAATAATTTAAACAAGAATAATAAAGGGGTAAGAAATGTATAATAGAGAAGAAGTATATAACTCCACGTTGGAGTACTTTGACGGTGATGAGTTAGCCACGAATGTGTGGATGACGAAGTATGCGTTGAGGGATAAGGATGGTGAATATCGGGAGAAGACTCCTGATGATATGCACCGCAGGCTGTCTTCAGAGTTCGCAAGAATGGAAAAGAAGTTTAACTCTGGTCACGAGCTTAATGAGGAGCAGATCTATGACTACCTCAAAGATTTTAAATATATTGTACCACAAGGTTCACCCATGATGGGCATTGGTAACGACTATGTTAATGTTTCGTTATCAAACTGTGTGGTCGTCGCTTCCCCAGAGGACAATATCTCATCAATTGTTGACTCTGGAAAAGAGTTGGCGAATTTGTTTAAACGTCGTTGTGGTGTAGGTCTGGACATATCCAACCTGCGTCCAGACGGAACAAATGTTAATAATTCTGCTGGTACAACGACAGGTGCTTGGTCGTTTGCAGATTTTTATTCTTATGTGTGTCGGATGATTGGTCAAAACGGTCGCCGTGGCGCACTGATGATTACAATGGATGTCCGACACCCAGACATTGAAAAGTTTGTGACGATGAAGCACGACTTGACGAAGGTCACGGGTGCCAATGTCTCTATCAAGATCAGTGATGACTTTATGGAGGCTGTTCAGAACAAAGAAATGTTTACGTTACAGTTTCCTGTTGGTTCCGAGAACCCGACACACACATCCGAGGTTGATGCTGCGTCTCTGTGGTCAACGATTGTTGAGTCTGCTACTAAGACAGCCGAGCCGGGTCTTCTGATGTGGGGTAATATTGAAAAGACGCTTCCAGCGGAATGTTATGCCGACGTGGGCTTTAAAACCATTTGCACAAACCCCTGTGCGGAAATTCCCTTATCGGCATACGATAGTTGCAGGCTGATCTCTATTAATCTTAAGAACCTTGTTGAGAATCCTTTCACAACTAAGGCATCTTTTAATTTTAATAAATTCTCTGAAGTTGTTCGTGCGTCAATGCGCTTATCTGATGATTTAGTTTCTTTAGAAATTGAAAAACTTGACAACATCATTGATGTGTGCGATACTCCGGATGAGGTTGAGTTGTGGCAGAAGCTAAAGTCAGCAGCACTCCGTGGACGACGGACGGGTCTTGGTACACATGGTCTTGCTGATGCTCTTGCTTGTTTGCAGCTTGCATACGATTCGGGAGAAGCCATAGAAGCGGTCAGCGAGATCTACGCAACGTTACGCAATGAGTCTTATCGTGAAAGCGTAATCTTGGCTCGTGAGCGAGGCTCATTTCCAGTGTTTGACTCCAGCAAGGAAACAAACAATATTTATCTTCGTGAGTTACCCAACGATATTCGTGCGATGATGCACCAATACGGTCGGAGAAACATTTCAATCTTGACCAATGCTCCTACGGGTTCTGTGTCTATTTTGTCTCAAACCTCTTCGGGTCTGGAGCCTGTGTTCAGGAACTCCTATACACGACGACGCAAGCTTGAGACTTCAGAATACACACCAGAAGATTTTGTTGATGACTTGGGAGATCACTGGAAAGAATTTGAGGTCTATCACCACAATGTACAACAGTGGCGAGCAGCCAACGGCGAGACCGAAAACCTCCCAGAATATTTCACAGAATCAGATCAGATTGATTGGCTCAAGAGAATTGAAATCCAGTCGGCGATCCAAAAGAATATTGATCACGCCATTAGTTCTACGATTAACCTTCCAAAAGAAACTTCTATGGAAGTCGTCTCGGAACTTTATCTGGAGGCTTGGAGACAGGGGCTAAAGGGAGTTACAATCTATGTAGACGGTAGCCGAACTGGTGTGCTTGTCACTAATGATGCAGCATCTGCTGAAGAGTTCCCGCAACACGCAGCACCTAAACGCCCAGAGCTTGTTGATTGTGATATTCATCATACGACGATTAAGGGTGAGAAGTGGGTCGTTCTTGTAGGTCTGATGGACGGGAAACCTTATGAGGTACTCGCTGGTGAGGCTAGTATGATTGAAATTCCGAAGAGGTACGACACAGGGACTCTAACAAAACATAATTTTAAGACAAAAAACAACAGATATGACTTGACATTTGGATACAATGGTGATAGTATTACTGTGAAAGATGTGGTTAAGGCTTTTGATAATCCAACTGATGCTGCGTTCACTCGCATGATCTCGTTGGGTCT